GGTCGACCAGTGATGCCAATGCAGCCATGTTCGCAGCTCGGCACGATCGGCGATATCATCCTGGTCGATATGGCGCAGTATCTCGCGTTGACCAAGGGCCGCGACGTTCAGACTGATGTTTCGATCCATTTGTATTTCGACCAAGATCTCGAAACATACCGGTTCATCATGCGATTGCATGGTCTGCCCGGCTGGTCAACGGTCATTACGCCCGAAAACGGTTCCAATACCTACTCATGGGCAGTTGCGCTCGAAACGCGGTCATAATCGAATAATCGGCGCGCTCTAACGGGCGCGCCGCTATGGTCTGATTAAATCATTTGAGGTGTGACTATGCACGGTTTGGGCAATCTGCGCTTTTTAGAAAAAAATCAGATCGTACAGGCAATCGATCCTGTCGATCTGAACAGCGGCGCAAACGCGGGCGACTGGGTGTCGCTCAAAAACTATCATCGGTGCGCGGTCGTTGTTGAGGCGAACAACGGCACGGCGGCAAATGACATCACGCTGACACTGCTACAGGCGACCGACGTTTCGGGGTCCGATTCCAAGGCGTTGAATTTCACACGCATCGACGTGAAACAGGCAACGGACATCGGTGCTGTCGCACAGTTCACCGAGGTTACACAGGCAGCCGCGAACACCTATACTTCTGCGACGAACGGTGAATCCGAGCTGATTTATGTAATCGATTTCCTAGATACCGATCTCGACGTCGACGGCGGTTTCGATTGCATCCAACTGTCGATCAACCAGGCAGGTGCGGCAAAAGTCGGATCCGCGCTCTATATTCTGCACGATCCGAAATATGGTACCGATCCAGGACTCGGCGCAATCGCTGATTGATTGGCCTTATTAGCTGCTATAAGCTGCCCGGTGAAGATCTTCACCGGGCTTTTTTGTGAGGGAACATGAGCGTCAAATATCGTGTGCGGTTTAAAAAAGACGTTACCGTCGAGCGCGCGCACAAGGATAAAACAAAGGGCGGTTTTCATCTCGAACGGATCCGTCGTGGCACTGAACAGGAAATGAATTCCGCCAGCATTAGATATTGGAATTCCCGCGATGCAAATGCGATTGATGTGCTCGGGTCGGTCGAGGCCGTAAACCCGTTCGCCCTTCCTGCACTCGATGCCAGTGAGCGCATGAGGCTCGATTTTCTGGATAAATTGCAGGCAGCATTCGAGGCCGGACGATCCGGCGATCGCACGCGGATCGCGGCGGAACTGTCGAAAATCACAGCATCGGAGATTGAAGAATTTTGCGGTACGGACGTTCCACGGGATGCGTTGATTGTTTTATGCGGCGCGATCGAGGAATCTGACGCTGGTGAAATGAAACATGTGTCACTCGGTGATTTCACCGACGCAATTGCTGAGATTATTTCTGCGATCTAATCTATGTTCCACCTTCCGAATTGGGTCGGGCAGACAATCGCGGTTGTCGGTAGCGGCCCAAGCGCGGCCGATATTGTGCCGAGGATCCGCGACCGTTTTCCTGCGATCGTTGTTAACCGGACGTTCGAGATTTGGCCGGACGCAGATATTCTATATGCGGCCGATATTGGATTTTGGTCATATGTAAAACATGCCAGGAATTTCGCGCGGCTCAAATTATGCTGTGATCAGCGCGTGCATCGCGTCTGTCCTTCGGTCGAGCTGGTCACAATTCCATATGATCGTGCCGGTAGGCGGGTTACTGAAATGCAGGCCGGGCCGCTCGGCACAATAGGCAGCGGTGGCGGCAATTCGGGTTTTCAGGCTGTGAACATCGCTGCACAGTGCGGACCTGCCCGTATTTTGCTCGTCGGTATAGATTATTGTGGTGAGCATTGGCATGGTCCGCACGGGCAACCACTTCGGAATCCATCGTCGCAACAGTTCGCAGCGTGGCGTGATGCGCTCGACGCCGAAGCGCCGCGTTTAGAGCGATGGGGAATCGAGGTTATCAACCTGTCGCCGATTAGTGCGCTCAAGGGGTTTCGTCGTGAAAATTGCGACATGTTTGATCAGACCGCTGCCGCAATATCGGCGTGATGTATTCGTCACCGGTTTGCAGCGTGCTGGTTTTGCCGTCGAATATTCGCCCGTCATGCGACCGCGACCGGGCGATGTGCTGGTGATTTGGAATCGATATGGGCAAAACGACATCCGCGCTCGGGCGTTCGAGGCTGCGGGCGTCGCGGTCATTGTAGCCGAAAATGGCTATCTGCCAGGACCGGGCGGCAGCAAAACTTTTGCTCTTTCTCGCAGCCACCATAACGGTGCCGGATCGTGGCCGGTTCCCGATGGCGCCGAACGATGCCGGGCGTTCGGGTTCGATCCGGCACCATGGCGGCTCGATGGTAGCGAATTCCTGCTATTGCCACAGCGTGGCATCGGCCCAAAAGGGATCGCCATGCCGCGCGATTGGCTCGACAGTGCGCGCGGCCGCCTGGTCGGCACAGGGCGCAGGATCCGCGTTCGGGCGCATCCCGGCAATCTGGCCGAGCGGACACCCGTTACAGTCGATCTGTCGGGAGTATATGCGGCTGTCACATGGGGCAGCGGTGCCGCGCTCAAGGCGCTGCTGGCGGGCGTTCCGGTTTTCTACGATATGCCTACCTGGATCGGTGCGCCAGCCGCTGCGCGGCTCGACGACGGACGGAACGATCGGTTTATGGGCGATCGCACAGCGATGTTCGAACGCCTGGCATGTGCGCAATGGACGCCCGACGAGGTTGCGAGCGGTGAACCGTTTGTGAGGCTGGCGGCGTGAGAGTTGCAATTTATGCGGTAAGGGCGGGCGGGCAGTTCGGGCACCGTCGCGCAAAACACATTGCCGAGGCGCTGCGACAGGGTTTCGCCCGGCATGGGGTATCTACCATGGTGCACACGCGTAATGGTGCCGTCGCGGCCGATCTGGCGATTGCGTATGGCTGGGTGCATGCACCAATGTTCGAGCGGTACCGCGCAGCGGGCGCACGTTACGTTTTTCTCGATCTCGGATATTTCGGACGGCGCCCGTCACATGCGGCTGATGAGGGCTATCACAGGTTCGCGATGGATGATTGGGATACGGCAAAGCATATGATCCGAAACATGCCGGGCGACCGTCTGTCGCGCCATAATCTGCCGTTGCGCTCGCTCGATCGGCCGCGCGGCGATACGATCATTATAGCAGGCATGTCTGAAAAAGCGGCACGAACACATGGTCACGGCTTCGGACAATGGGAAAACCGCATGAAGATGTTGCTCGAACACCTGGCACCAGACCGAACGATCATCGATCGGCCGAAACCGTCCGGCAAAAGTCCGGTCAAATCTCTACCGATCGAGCAGTTGCTCGATGACGCCCATATGCTCGTCACGCACCACAGCAATGCTGCGATCGATGCGCTGATCGCGGGCGTACCGACCTATGCCCTAAAGGGCGCTGGTGCGCTGATATCGCCGCGACAGCTGAGCGCGGCCGTCATCGAGCATCCGGAAATGCCGACCGAGGAATCGCGAATGTCGTTGCTCAACGACATCGCTTATGCGCAATGGACACCCGCCGAAATGCGCCGTGGCGATTTTTGGGAATTCCTGAAGGGGCAGTATCTGTGAAAATCGGGTTTTACCTGAACGATGGCAAACAGCATGAGCGCGATCTCGCGCGGCGATTTGCCGATGGTGCCGCCACGTGCGGCGATAACCTGGTTGAGCTGTCGACATCAGTGCGGCGCCCGGCCTGCGATGTCGTGTGCATCATCGGGATTAAAAATTACGATCTGCTGCGCGAAATCCTGTCACAGGAAATTCCGGTGATCTATATCGACAAACCGTATGCGCCGCGCAGGTTAGGGCAATATGTGCGCGTGGCGGTGAATAATCATCAGCCGACGACTTATCTGCACGACATGGAAATCACCGAGTCCTACCGTGCCGAGGGTTTCGGCTGGCAGCCTGCACCGTGGCGCAAGCTGCGCCGTGATGTGATATTCGCGGGCAGTTCGCAGAAATATTGCAGCATGAAGGAACTCGGGTCCGCGACGCAATATGCCGAGAGTGTCGTTGACCAGATCAGGCGAGTGGATGGTCGTTCGCGACCGATTATTTATCGTCCGAAGCCGAGCTGGAAAGACGCAACGCCGATACCGGGCACATCGTTTTCACGCGAGAAGTTTATCGGCAATGTGCTCGAACATGCGCATGTGCTCGTGACATATGGCAGCAACGCCTGTTTCGAGGCGATGCTCTGTGGTGTCCCGTCTATCATCCTTGGCAATGCGGTCATGCGTTCGATCTCATCGACGCGCGTCGAGGATGTCAACCGGCCACATTATGCGCAGATGTCCGATCGCGAGCGGTTACTCACCAGGCTGGCGCATTGTCAATGGAGTCTTGACGAGCTGTCGAGCGGCGCAGCGTGGTCATATCTGCGCCGTATGTTGGACGTATCGAGTGAGGAATTATGATCACAGTCGTTACGACGTGCAATGTCGACGGTTGGGGAAAATACGGCCGACGCATGGCCGAGACATTTCGTGCGTACTGGTCGGCCGATGTCGAGCTACTGCTCTATGCCGAGGGTTTCGAGCCGGACATCGGGGGAATAACGGTTAGGCAACTGCCGCCATGGTTTGAGATGTGGAAGCGGCGCCACGTAGGCCATGGTGACGCGCACGGTCGGGATAGATCGCGCAATCGAGCACACAGGCAGGTTTACGATTTCCGCCGCGATTGCGTCCGGTTTGCTCACAAGGTGGCGGCGATTATCGATGCGGCCGGCACTGAGTCCGATTTGTTGATTTGGATAGACGCCGATACGGTAACACATCAGCCGGTTGACGAGCATTGGGTCCGGTCGCTGGTGGATAACAGCAGGGCGTACCTGCATTGGCTCGAACGGCCGGGCACGTATCCGGAATGTGGCTTCCTGATCTTCCGGCCGATTTTTCCAGTGCACCGTGCATTCATGCGGCGCATGCGGGAGATTTACGAAACAGGCGAAGTTTTTGGTCTGCCGCAAACGCATGACAGTTTCGTTTTCCAGATCGTCTCGGCAGAGTTCCGACGATCTGGCGCCATGCCTGAGCCGTTTAATCTGAGTGCACCAACTCGGGTCCGAAACGGTCATCCATGGGCACAATCGCGATTGGCCGAACGGCTCGACCATCTGAAGGGCGCACGCAAACAACTCGGTCGGACGCCAAAATCCGAGGCACCGGGCCGGACCGAACAGCATTGGAGATAGCTGTGTTTATACACAAGGGGATTTACCTGCCCGATGGCGATACGCATTTCGCCGCGCATCTGGACAAAAATCCGATGCTCGATGGGCATGGAACGTACCAGTACGCTAAATGCATGATGGCGATTGAGGCGTGTTCACGTAAACGCACGGTTATCGATATCGGCGCGCATGTCGGTCTATGGTCGCTCGTGCTGTCGCGGCATTTTGAAACGGTGCATGCATTCGAACCGTCCAGGCGGAATTACGAATGCTTGCTCGCAAACACCGATGCGCTGCCTAATGTGCTCCCGTTTCCGTATGCAATAGGCGATAACGATGGGTATGTTGCGTTTACCGAGGCACGGGAAAACAGTGGAAATACGCGTGTTTGGTCAAGCAATGATGTCGACCAGTCGGACACACATCTAGTGAAATGCTCGACGATCGATGTGCAATTTGCGCTGTCCCGTAACATCGATCTGATAAAAATCGATGTCGAGGGATTCGAATTGCCGGTGCTGCTCGGAGGTAAAGAGACAATCATGCGTGAGCGGCCGGTGGTTGTGATCGAGCAGAAGCCGGGCAATGCGGAACGGTACGGGATCCCGCAATTCGAGGCGTTGGACCTGCTCAAAGCATGGGGCGGGACCGTCGTCAGTGAAAAGTCTGGCGATTATATAGTGAGGATGGGCTAATGCAGGATCGTTCCGTTTGGATCGGATTTGAGCCGCGCGAGATGGACGCGTATTTCGTTGCAACGCGCAGCCTGCTGGATACGTCTGGAATTATCGTGAATGGTCTGCACCTGTCCGATGCACGGCGTCGGGGTTGGTATCGACGGCAGACAGAATATTGGAATAATGCGCTATACGACGTGATCAGTGAACACCCGATGGCCACGGAATTTGCAATCTCGCGTTTTCTCACGCCAATGTATGCAGGTGGAGGACTCGCACTATTTACCGACTGTGATGTGATGTTCCGTCGCAATGTGCATGATTTATTTGATCTGGTTGATCCTCGGCATGCCGTCTCTGTTGTGATGCACGATCACTGCCCGGATAGTACATCCAAGATGGACGGCCAAGTGCAATCGAGATATAGCCGCAAAAATTGGTCGTCAGTAATGGTTTTCAACTGTGATCATGCGGCGAACCGTGCATTAACACTCGATTTAATCAACAGTGCACCAGGGCGAGATTTGCATCGTTTCTGCTGGCTCGACGATAACGACATTGGTGAAATTGGGCCAGAATGGAATTATCTGGTTGGTCATACCGTGTTGCCTGCTGAAACGCAGCCTGCAATCGTACATTGGACAGATGGCGCACCTTGCATGCCAGGATATAGGCAGGCAGAATATGCCGACGAATTTTTCAAGGTGTTGAAACGATGGCATTAATTCAGCTCGTTCCGCCTGTCGATCCTGTCGTCGCACTGGACGATCTAAAACGACGGCTTAATGTCGATACGTCGTATGACGACCTAAAACTCACGGCGATCGGTGCTGCGGCCGAGCAACGGCTCGACGGCGCGAACGGAGTCCTCGGCCGGTGCCTGCGCCCGCAGACATGGCGATACGAGTTGAGCGACTGGCCGACCGGTGCGTTGCGCATACCGCTGCCGCCGCTGATCAGCGTCGACGGTGTGACATATCTCGATACAGACGGGAATGAACAAACGCTTGCCGCCAGTCAATACCGGGTGATTGCTGGCGGGTTTCATCATGCGCAGATCGTGCGCGCTATCGGTGTCACATGGCCGACGGTCCAGGCCGATCAGTGCGACGGTGTGCGGATTC